CAGTTCATCGGTGCCACTCTTGTGCTGGATTACGGAAGCAACGCGTTTACTGAGTCCAGTGATGACCTGGTAATCGAGTACGAGACATCCGGTGTCGATGCCTCCGCAGCGATTACTTCCAGCGGATTCCTTACCGCGACCGCTGACACTTTGACGGTGGTTGCGCCGAAGCTCATCGCTGGTGCTGCCACGGCGTCGTTCAACGGGAAGAAGCTCATGCTTAAAAACTCCGGCGATGGAGAAATCGGGGGGAACGCGGCGGATGATTCTGTTGTCACGGTTTACGTCACCTACGCGGTTCATACGCTTGGATTGGCATAGAGCATAGGGGATACCCATGGAGCAAAACCAGCAACTGAAGACTTTGGTAACCAGCAGACAGTCGAAGCTGGAAACCAATAAAACGAACTTCGCCGACCGGATGCAGGAGGTCGCGGACTATGTGTCTCCTCATCGAGATGACATCCGTGGTGTCCTGCAGAAGGGGGAGAAGAAGGGGACGAAGATCTACGACGGGACCGCAGTCAATGCGGCAGTCGATGCGACTTCGGGCATCCATGGGTACCATGTATCTCCGGCGTTCGCCTGGTTCAAGTACCAGGTGAACGTCCAGGAGGCGAACCAGCTTCCCCCGATCAGAGATTGGCTGGACCGGACAGAGTTCAGAATGTACATGACTCTGCTCCGGTCCAACTTCTACGACGAGATGTGGAAGTTCATATACGACGGGATCACGCTGGGGACTGCAGCGATCTTTGCGATGGACGATATCGCCAGGGAGAGGGTGGTCTATGAAGCTGTACATCCCGGAGAGATATTCATCGCTGAGAATAAATATGGTGAGGTTGATGTCCTTCATCGTAAACGGAAGCTTACCGCGAAGCAGATGGTCGAGATGTTTGGCCAGGAAGGCTGTCCTGAGACTGTACGGAATGCTGCGAGGGTGAATCCCTTTGAGGAATTCGAACTGATTCACGCGGTATTCCCGCGAGACAATTATGACGATCGGAAGATGGACCGGAAGAGCAAGAAGTTCGCAGAGGTCTATCTGATGACGGCAGGAAACCATATCTGCCAGGAGGGTGGGTTCGACGCCTTCCCGTACCAGGTATGGCGATATCTGAAGACCGGGAAGGATCCATACGGACTGAGCCCGGCCACCCTGGCGATGCCGGATATCCGGTCACTGAACTTGATGGCAAAAACGCTCCTGGGCGCGGCCCAGCTTGCGGTAGACCCTGCATACAATGTCCCATCATATCTGCTGGGCAAGGTCCAGCTGAAGCCAAGGGGGCTCAACTACATGGAGAATCCTTCAGATAGGATCACTCCTGTGAATACCGGCAAGGACTTCCCGGTGGGGATCGATCGAGAACAGGCCAAGCAGCGGCAGATCGAGAAGAGATTCCACCTGGACGTGTTCCTGCTCCTGTCTCAGATGACGGGTGGTGCCAAGACAGCCTATGAGGTGTCCGAACTGATGGCGGAAAAGGCAGCGGTCCTGGGAGCGGAGTTGGGATCCTTCAATACCGCTCTCGATGGGATCCTGGATGATACATACCGGATAGAGACTCAGCGGTCCAGATCGCTGATGCCTACCCCTCCGCAGGAGCTATTTGATGCCTACGGGAAGGGGGAGGATGGCGCTCTACGCTTCGATCCTATCTACATGGGTCCGCTGGCCCAGGCACAGAGGGAACGCTTCGCCAAGGACGGTCTGAGGAAGTTTATGGCTGAACTGTCGGGCCTGGTCGATCTCCAGATTCGCGCCCAGGTGGCCTGTGATGTCCTCGATAACTTCGACCTGGATGAGGCCGGGCGGATCCTGGCGGATTCGAACCGCGTACCGGCGAAGGTGATGAGGGTCCAGCAGCAGATCGATGCTGTCCGGAAGGGTAGACTCGATGCCATGGCGAAGGAGAATGCCATGTTTATCAGGTTATACTTTGATGCTCGTACCAATCAAGCGTGATATTGTGCGTGGCATCATCCGCCGTCAAGCTTGTAATCACAAACGCATACTGTGTCCCCTGCTTCAGAATGAACTCCCCGATCGCCCTTGTCTCTCCACCGATACCGCTCTTCCCGGCTTGTCCAATGTACTTCCGCATGATTTCGGTTGCCGTGGAGAGTGTCGACCCTGCGAGTTGAGCTTCGTTATAGCTTGTCGCCTTCCCTGCTTCTGGCGCAGTCTCTATGCTTGAAACTTCCGATTCCGTAAGACTATTCCTGTCCCGGTTATAGACGGCAAGGTCGGTCCCCTCATCCACATCAAGGTCTGCCACTTCGTAGATGGAGATATACGCCGCCCCCGTTGCCACTGCCGTGACCTGGATGTGTAGCCACTTCGTCGTATTCGGAGTATTGAAAGCGATGCCCGTCTGCTCACCGATGTTCGTAACATCGTTATTGAAGTGGCAAGTGAACGAAGACCCGGCATGAATCTCATGGTGTTCATACTCGATGGTCTGGAGAGTATTCGTCGCCTTGTCCAGACGAAGAGGCTGGAACGTACCATCACTTGACCGATACCCGAGAATGCCCACGGGCTGCGTTTCAGTCAGGTCTGCCTTTAGCTTCAGTTCAGTGAGCAGCGCATCGATGTCGGTAGTCAGTCTGCGGAGCTTCGCGGATATACTCCCAGCAGCCCCCGCCGCAACCGCCGCATCAGCGAGCGACCCCTCAACCACGTTGTCCCCGTCCGACATCTGGACAGGCAGATCCGTGATCGGAGACTGTTCAGTTGTCGCTATTGGGTTGTCCGTGCCAACGGCGGCATCCTTGTACTTCTGAATGTCCACCGGAAGCGTGACAATCGGGACTTTTTGGTTTCGGCTTGTCATTATTGCCCCAGCAGTATATTGCCATTGGAATCATCCGCGAGTCCCGTCCCGCCAGTGAGGACCGTCGAACTCCTACCCTTGCGCTTCCTGGCCAGGGCTCTTTCCTTCTCCATGGCCTGTTGCACTTCCACATTTGATGCCTTCGGAGGCTCCGGAGCGGGTGCCACATAGCCACCTCCGCCACCACCAAAGCAGTTCACAACTCCAAGTCGTATTGATCTTTCCAGCATATCACCCTCCCATCGGTATTTGGACGTATCGCAGAGTCTCGCTTGCGCCCATCGCTGCCGCCAGCTTCACCAGGCGCTCGACGTGGGTGTAGAAACTGATGTGCGTACATCCATGTAATTTTGAATGGAGGCGCATCTTATCGTAGCAGCCCATCCATTCGTCGTTTGAGATGTCCCGGAGCCCGGCAGCGGCATAAACGATCATCTCCTTGCGTCCCAGGATCTCGTCTTCGCGTATCGTGGTCAGCGCCACACCTATCGGCGTCCCGTTGCTGAACAGCCAGGCCTTCATTTCACCAGCCTTGATCGCCTCGCGGATCCGGAAGATCGTTTCCGAAGTGACCTCGACGGGAGGAGCGGCACGGTGGACCGTGTAATCGATCGCCGTCCAATCGCTCACATTGTCCGCCTTCAGTTCTCGTACATGGATCTCGCTATTCATCGAACGGGTTCCACTCCTCTGCCTGGGTGATGTTCTTGCCTCCAGGGATCGATCCTCGCTTCGGAGTCACTATCCCTGCATAGATGACCGCGTCCCCTTTGTCGGGGCTCCTGCCGATCCTCTTCTTGACCTCTTCCTTCTCCTCGCACAGGATCCCGCCAGGCGTCAACTTCCACAATGTGCTGCAGAGGTCTGACTTCAGTTCGGGATCCGGAGGGAGAGCGATATTGTCTCCCGTCACCGGGTCCAGGCTCTCGCGGAAGCGCCAGTGAATCATTGCGCGCCGGTTGCGGAACTTCAATTTCTGTGTTGCCTTATCGTGCTGACCTTCAACGGTCTTCGTATCGTATCCCACCACTGCGTCGACCTGGATCCCTGCGCTTTCAAGATGGCCGATGCATTCGCCACCTATGCCCAGCGCATCGACATGAACGACGGCCCGGTCCCGAAGATGAGCCACGACGAATCCAGCCGCTGCGGATCCATTCGGCGTCTTTTTGCCTTCGATCTTCTCGACCTTTGCGTACCAGGAGCCATGGCGAGGTGCCACGACGGTGTAGTCCGTTCCTCCCCTGGCCACATCGACGCCGACAGAGTCCATCGGGTTGTTCTTCCTGCCGTCAGGTGACCATCGGTCCATGGCAGCTTCCACCCAGGCTGTCGGCATTATCTGCCAGGCACTATCCTGGATCCCCGACTTAAAATCGCCCAGGAGCATCTGAGAGCGGAGAGGCTCCGGGAGCGCCTGTAGGGTCGCGGCGTATCCCGTTCGCAGCAGGAAGGGGTTGTCCTTGACGCTGGACGGGATGAACGTGCGGCTCATCGGCTGCACCATCTCGCCATTGACCTCGATGGGGCTCCCGTCCTTGCACTCTACATCCTTGCCGTCGATCGTGGTGAACCATCGAAGCTCACCAGGCATGGCCGGGTTCGGATGCTTATCATCCAGCCAGGGAGCCCAATACTGGATCACCCATCGGCCTTCTTCGGTAGTGGGTGGGTTACCTGCCGCCACCACTCTCTGGCGCTGACCGACCACCGTCGATCGCATCCATCCAATGAGGAAGCGGAACTGGCTCTCCAGGAAGTGGGTTATCTCATCGAACCCCTTCAGCGCGTGAGGCCGTCCCTGGTACTTCTGCTCATCACCGGCATTGTTGCAGCTGCCGAATTCGATCTTCCTGGTCGGAGACAGGCGCAGGATGTCTTCCTGGCCATTCCATCCCTTCCGGGACTTGACGATCTCATCGAGGAGTCTGGACTGCAGCGCAACCAGCTGGGTGGTCTGACGCCGGTAGATGATCGAGGTGTCATGTTCGTTACAGGCCAGGCCCAGGAGAAGGTCGCTCTTTCCCCCTCCGGCGGATCCCCCATAGAAGAGAATGTCTGCCGGTGAATTGTACGCCCAAGTCTGAGGACCAGGCAATGGCACCCACAATGGAGTCTCTTCGAAGAGCCCACGGTCCATCTCCGCCTGTTCCTCGAGCGTGAGGGTGGCCATGAGGCCTTCCATGCGGTTCAAGATCTCGACGTGGGATTGCGCCTGGTTCATTCTTTCCCCTTGCGCTTTGTTGCCTGTTCGATGAGGAAGATCATCCTGGCTGCTCGTTCGGTATTGTTGAACGTCGGATTGATCGCCTGGGGATTGCCGTCCTTATCCGGGAAGATGGTTTGCTGGGTATCGTGCCAACCGTAATTCTTCAGCCAGAAGATTGCGCCGGTCGGGCTGTTCCCCATGAGCCTCTCTTCGACGAAGTTGTGGACCCGTTCCTTGAGTCCTTTTATTACGTCGAAAAACTCGTCCTTCTTTCCCATGCTTATGAGTGTATCCCTGTAGGTTCCCAAGTGAATCGCCAGCCCGGTGATCGTGGGGTACCTCTTCTCTTGCTCCATCTTGGCGAAGTACTCATCACCAAGGCGCTGCACTTCCGCCGGGTCGGTGAATTTACATGGACGTCCTCCTGGATGCTTTCTGATTGTTGGTTCTGTCGAGGGATTTCCGGGTACTTCGGGCGTACCTTCGAAAGAGGTCTTGAGCCCTTCTGGAGTGGGGAGGCTTGTGGGTAGGTCAGCAACGGATCCTGGTTGACGTTTCGCTGATGGCGCAGTCTGTTTTTTTGATCCCCTGGCGTTGCTACCCATAAGCGTCAAGCTCCATCCCGGTTGAAGGACTTAATCTGAGATGGTCTTATATGCATAAATCGCAAAAAAAGTCAAGCTTATTCGTCACCAGGGACGTACTCGCTCACCCAGGCTATGTCGGTATGGTAATCGTTCGGGATGATCGGATCCTCTTCGACGATCTCATCCTGCTCGTATCTTCCCCGGATCATCATTTCTCCAATGGCATCAATCCCCTTTGTCATGGGTTCGTATTGAGGCATAATGCGTCCCCCTGTGTTCTGTGTTCCAGGCGTCCCATTCGATCAGTCCACCTGGTGGTTTGTGGTTGTTGCAAAAGTACCACAGTATCCCCATGTGATGTAAATCGGCATTCATAATCTGAAACATGGGCTCCAAACACTTCTTTCCGTTGTCCAAAGTGTCATTTTTCGCCTTGATACTCCCAAGCTGTCGGATCCTGGCCTTCGACGACCAGCCGCACATCCAGAAGACGTTCTCCGGCACAACGAACCGAAGGAACACCACCAGGGTGTTTACCGTCCCCATCTGAGTCGCTTTGATGTTGTTCTGGTATTCCGGCAGCGGCTTGCCATGGGATCCCTGCATCAGCGTCTTGACATCGATACGGAAGTTCCCCAGGATGGCATCGCTCTTGTCGTACGATTCCCGTTCCGGAGGAGGAAGGCCAAAGCGACGGCGGAAGATTATCTCCCCCACCGTCGCGTGAAGCCTCGCCTCATACTTTGCATGGAACCTATCCCTGACAGCCTCGCCAAACATATCGTGTTCGTGCTGCTCCTTGACGATCTTCCTGGCCAGAACTATATCCCCTGGCATGGGCTCCATGCACCACATTATTGCACCGTCACCGGGTCTACTTCCGGCGGCACCGTCTTCCCTTCGAACGGAGCCGGAGCCCTTTGCACCAGGGTCTGGTTATACATCTGCGCCACCTGGGCGCTGGCCGGGTACGCGTAATTGAATGACCCAACCTCCATCGATGCCGGATGATCAAAAAGCGTGTTGAAGCTCACCACCTTCTGCTCCGGCGCTCCGGCCAGTTTCGATGGGATACTGTCCACCCGGATCACTCGCGGGTTCTTGAGTACCCGGCCCAGGTTGACCAGATCACCGATGAACGTCGTTCCGCCGATGTGCATGATTTTTACTGCCATGATAGTTCCTCCTTGAATGTTATTGGCCACCCCAAGCGTACAGGAAGGCATAGGCCACAATGAACAACATCGCCAGGAACGCGATGTCCTTCAGCGTGTGGATGATGTTCTCGCGCCTTTTCTTCCGGCGCTGCCGCATATAACTCTGATCCAGAATGTACGATGGTATCTTCACTGGCTGCATTGGTCACCTCCTCAGAACGGGACGTCATCTTCTTGGTTTGTGTTCTGGTTCGCTCCCGGATCCGCCGGAGGACGCTCCTGGGTGTTGCTCTGCTGGCCATCACCCTTGCCATCGAGCATCTTCATTGTGTCCGCCACGATCTGAGTCCTGGAGTGCTTACCGCCTTCTTTGTCGGTCCACTGCTGGGTCTGGATCTTCCCTTCGACATAGACCAGTTTCACCTTCGACAGATACTGGCCACAGATTTCTGCCAGTTTACCAAAGGTTGTAATATAATGCCACTCCGTTTTCTGAACCAACTCCCCTGTCTGTTTGTCCTTCCACTTCTCGTCGGTGGCCACAGAGAATGACGTCACCTGGTTGCCGTTCGGCATATACCGCACGTCCGGATCCTTACCCAACCTACCCAATAAAATCGCCTTGTTGATCATCTTTTATCCCCTTTCTTTCTATTGTCTCGATTACGGTTTTTACATCTTCTCCAATTCAATGCGCCACACCCACGGGTTTTTATCCCAACTGCCGGGGTGGATGGAGTCCCAAAGGGAAGAGAATGACCCTACTGCATCTTTGTATGTGCTGTATTGGTACGGCCATGCGTCGCTTTTTTTGTTTCCCATCCCATAACTACCAAAATGCCCATGCCAAAGATAATTCTTCCATCCCAAATCTTTACCGTGGGCAGTCTCCCTCTCTATTCCCTCTCGTATCGCCTCTTTCTCCGTGATATCCTGCACCCTCTCCGGCCTAACACTGATGATCCGGGCATGACTTCGGGCGGCCCAAGAGGGCATCATCATGGGTGACTTCCACGACACTCTTTCTGGGCCATCGTTCCCTGTTACATGGTCGGCCTTGTAGGCAATATGGGCATAGGCATAATAGGGCTTGTTCCTGTATGGCAATGGAACGGGATGGAAATCGGCATCAAGGAGACCCCACACCTCCTTGATATAGACCGTCTCGCCGGGGAGGTAGCGGGGCTTAATTTCATACTCCTGCCCGTATTTTTGCTTGATGTAGGCAAGAAAAACACCGCTTCCTGGCGGTCCTTCGAGTAGTTCTGTGATGTCCCGTCCCGGCTGCGGATTCATCATCCGCCTCGTAACCGTCTTGCGTCCCTCCATCCATGCCCTAACCATCGGTTCGCTGAACGATAAGCCTTTCATCTTGAACCTCCTTGTGATTGTTGTCCTGGTCTATACGCCCATTTAATGTTCCTCCAGGTAAGGAATTTTCGGACCTCTTCCCCTATCGGAGCCCTCATCGTCCAATCCACTTTTCCCGATGGCTGCGTTCCGAATTTGTCAGCATAGGCATAGATTGCGAAACCATAGATGCCCTTCGGGCTCCTCTTCATTCCCTTCGACTCAGCGTATGTGTTCAGCTGCGCCAGGAATAACTGCTTATCCTCGATCGTGTATTCCTTCTTCGCCTTCCGCTGCAGCTTCTTGAGATCTCCATCTGCCGCCTCGACATCGCTCTTCTTCTCCGGAGTGAACCCACAGGCAGGACAAGTATGGACGCCAATCGGCTTGAGGAAGTCGCAGCTGGGGCATACCTTCGGGAGGCGCTCCTTCTTGATCGGCTCCTGCTTTTTCTTCTTGGTGCCATCATCCAGGCCGAAGAACTCATAATCATCCGGGAATCCAAGGCGCGCAGCGTTCCCGCCCAGGTCCAGGATGATCGCTCTTTCCTTCCCGTCGTACGTCCGCAGCGCCCGGCCCGTTGTCTGCGTCCATTTTGTCATAGACTTCGTTGCGACGGACAGGACGGCCACCTCGACGTTCGGGCAATCGAACCCCTTTGTCGCTACCTCGACGCTGCACAGGACCGTCGTGTTACCCCTTATGAAGGACTCCAGCGCCTGGTGCCGTTCCTCTTCTGTCTGGTACGCGTGGATCACCACCGCTGAGATGCCATTTTCGATGAATCTTTCTGTGAGGTGCTTTATGTGCGCGACATTAACGCCAAAAACGATTGTCTTCTTACCAGGGCAAAGCTTCTTCCACTGATGAACAACATCACCGACGATGTCCTTTTTGTCGTACGCCTCCGCCAGGCTCTCTTCGGTGTACTCTCCCGCCTTCACCTTCAGCTTACTGAGATCAGCGATCGATGGTCCGTAGATGTCGAACGGTACCAGGTACCCCTCCTTGATCAGCCTCTTCACGGTCACAGGCTGGATATGCCGGTCGAAGTACTTCCCCAGGCCTATTGTGTACGGTGTCGCTGTGAGGCCAAGGACGTACGCTGCTGGGTTCTCCTGCATGATCTCCTTGTGGGCATCGTGAAGGACGTGCGCCTCATCGATGATGATCAGATCAGCCTTCGGGCATCCTCGCAGCTTCAGCGTCTGGATGCTGCAGATCTGCACAGGCTGGTCGATATCGAACCGCTCATGCTGCGCCTGGATGACGCCATGCATTATCCCGTACCTCAGGAAGACATCGCTCGTCTGCTGGCAAAGGACGATCCGGTCGGCAATGAAAACCACCTTCTTGCCCTTCTCCCTGGCATTCTTTGCGATCTGCGCGGCGATGATCGTCTTCCCCATGCCGGTCGCTGCCATATAGATCAGCTTCTTCGTCGATGCCATGGCCTTCCGGATCTCATCCAGAGAGTACTGCTGCAGCGGCTTCAGTTCGATCGGTTTTATGTCGAAGATATTCCTATACATAATACCTCCTGGCGCTGCGAATCAGTGCCTGGAATTCTTCAGCTTCCAGTGGTGGGTTACAGGCCTGGTTCTCTTTCGCTGCCTCCTGCTCGATGTAGTCCCAGGACTTCCCTCTCTTGATCATCCCACCAATCCTCTTGAAGATATGCACGTTCCTCGATCCGTTTGATGCTCCATAGTTTCCTTTGTACCCTTCCGGATCCGCCGACCGTTTATCGATCTGGTACTTCTTAGCCGACCACTTCGGACGCGGTACCGGCGGAAAGAACGCCACCAGGTCGCGGAACTTGAACATATCGCCTGTGTACGATACGATCCTGGTCAGGAATGGTTCTTTTTTCTTGTGAAAGTATCCGGGAACCCGAAGAACTCTTGGAAGGTCATGGACTGCATGGTCAGATCCCAGCGCCCGAATGATGTTTTTCTGGACTTCACTGAACGCCTGTAGCGGTACATCCTGGGTGAACCAATAGCAATGGTACTTCCCTGGAGAGCTTTCCACCACCATCGATGGCCTGTACTCCATGGCCTTCTCTACCGGAGATCCATCCAGGTCTGCATAGCATGATCGAACCTTGATCACGTTGGAGGCCTTGCGCCCCTTCCCGTCTGTCTCGTTTATGCACATATAGATCCCGGCACCTTTGCTGTTCAAATGCTCCAGTGTCTTCATCATCCCCAAGTTCACCTTATCGAAATGGATGATCCTTGCCAAGCTCTTATTCACGCCACGGTCATCGAAGGTCTGGACTGTTTTCCTGCCGGGAAAGTAGTCGAAAAAATTCTCTGTCATGCCAAGCCCCCTTTATAAACTATTAACAATCTATATTACTATCTTCTCCTGGTGAAATCTTTTTGGAATCAGGAATCAGGAATCAGCCGGGCAACAACCATGCTACCCCGGTGCCTCCCTGGTGTTCAACTTGTACTTGCATGGTGCTTGCACGGTGCTTGCACTATATAAGTCTGGTGCTGGTATGGTGCTTTTTTGCTCATGGATGTGGCAGTTTTGGTGCTTTAAGAAATTAACCACCTGGATGTACTTGTTCGTTTTTATTGTGTATATTTTAATGAATCCTCTGTCTTCCAGCTGCTGCAGGAGCTTCTCGATGTCCACGTTGTCATACGGCAATACCTCAACTTTGATCCTCTTCGGACGGTACTCCAGGAGTCCTTCCCGGTCTGCCATGCACCACAAACCGGTGAACATCAGCCTGGCCAGGGGATCGCATTCCGCGAGAAGTTCGTTCTTGAACAGGGCTGGCTTTATATTTCTTGATCGCATCGCACCCTCCTGTTCAAATCAAACTTTGTGGAGACACGTTCAAAATCTCCGCCACCTTACGCACGTCATCAACCGTCCAGGAATTGGTATTGATCTTGAAATACAGTCCCTGCCGGGTGATCCCCATCTTGTCTGCCAGGTCTTTCTGAGATATCTTCGCGTCCAACATTGCGTGTCTTATCTTCAGCCCAACAGATTCATAATTGAATTCCCTTGCGTCCATTGTGGTCCTCCTTTCGTTTTTGAAAACCGTACGCTCGTTTTTATGCGATGTCAAGAACTATTTTGCTATGCAAATTATTTTCTTGTCATCCGTAAAAAAAAGCTTGACATTTTTTTTGAACTGGTGTAGAAAATAGCCAACATAACGATAGCACTGAATTGGAGGCCATTATGACGAACAGATTCCCCACATACACCAGCCACAGCATGGCGCGTTGCTTCAAGTGCGGCGGGATGCTCGTCCACCTGGAGAAGAACATCGGCAACACCTACGGTGACGGTGAGCATAGCGGAACGTGCAAGCTTTGCCACCACATCACCTGGTACAACATCAAAAAGGAGGACACCGTGAAAGATCTGTCTGGATACAAGGAACTTGGGTACGTCAATGGATGGGCTCCTGGCCAGCCACCCGAAGAGTACAGGATCTGCAAGGAAGCGAAGCATGATCTTCAGTGGAGATCCGCCGGTCGCTGCGTCGGAGAATATTGGTGCGAGAAGTGCCAGATCAAATTCAGCGTTGACTCTTCGGACTGAGGAGGTGCGTTATGGAAATCACAATCACAAGGCGGAAGTATAATGTACACGCGGTCATAGATCCAGAGGATCCCTTCGGGACGTTCACCGAGAAGTGGTTCCCGGACCTGGCGTCCGCAATACAGTGGGTATCTGAGAAGGTACTCCCCAACAACACGAAGGAGGAAGGGAAATGACAGGAGCATTGGAAGTGGTGCAGGGTAAAGTGTTCGACGTAATCGGGATCCAGGACATCGCCATCGCGGAAATGAACCAGAAGGCGCTGGCCATCACGGTCAACGGAATCGAGGACAAGGTCGGCTTGAAGGAGTGCCACGACCTCCGGATGGTCTACGTCGGTCAGCGTAATAAGGTGATGAAGCACGGCAAGGCCATGCGCGAGTCCGCCGTGAAGTACCAGAAGGACGTGATCGCCGAAGAGAAGCGCATCATCGACATGATGCTGGTCGGAGAAACCCACCTGGACACGCAGGAACAGGCCGTCAAGGACGAACTGGCGAAGATCAAGGCAGAGGAGCGGCGCATCGAGGAGATCCGCATCCAGGGGCGCAGGGATCAGCTTGCCGCCATGAAACTGGGGTTCGACGGTCACACCTGGATCCTCGACAGTAAATCCTCCGGACTCAAGGCCATCCCGGATGTGATGATCAGGTCCTTCACGGATGAGCAGTTCAGTGAGCAGTTGACTATCTGCAACACCATGATCGCTGCCGACCGGAAGCTCCAGGAGGAGGAGGATGCGAAGCGGAAGGAAGAGGAGGCCCGTATCGCCAAGGTCGCCGCGGAGCAGGAGACAGAGAGGGTTCGCCTTGCCCTGATCGCTGCAGAACAGGTAGACCGGGAGAACGCCATCAAGGCAGAGGAGAAACGCCTCGCAGATGAGAAGCAGCGCATCATCGATGAGGAAGCAGCCAGGGTGAAGGCGATCGAGGACGCCAGGCTGAAAGAGATCGCAGACAAGAAGCGCGCCGAAGAACTGGAGGCCGCGAGGAAGGAGGGAGAAGAGAAGGCCCGGCTGGCGGCAGAGGCTGCAGCAAAGAAGGCGGAAGATGAGCGCCTGGAGAAAGAGCGCCTGGCAGCGGAGAAGGAAGCGCGCCGGATCGCCAGGATGCCCGACCGGAAGGCGATGATCAATTTCTTGAAGGCAGAGTCTGTCGAGCGTCCCGCTCCGGCTTTCAAGACCGATGAGTACCAGAAGATCCTGGAGGATTACAGGGTGCAACTGAGCATTCTTGTCGAAACCTTTATAACCAGAACGGAGGCAATGTAACATGGAAAATACGAATGCAGTGGCAGTAGTAGGAAGCACCACCCCCGCGATGTTGTTGAACCTGGCGATCGAGAAGGGTGCCGACCTGGACAGGCTTGAGAAGCTGATGGATCTCCAGCAGCGGTGGGAGGCCCAGGAGGCGCGCAAGGCCTATACGGCAGCGATGAGCCAGTTCAAGCTGAACCCCCCGGAGATCGAGAAGGACCGGCACGTCAAGTACACAACCAAGGCCGGGAACAAGGTCGACTATCACCACGCCAGCCTGGGGAACGTCACCGGGATTATCAATTCGGCGCTTGGCCAGTGCGGTCTGTCCGCTGCCTGGCACCTGGAGCAGCTGGAAAAGGGTATCAAGGTGACGTGTACCATCACCCACGTCCAGGGTCATTCGGAAAGCACGTCCCTGGTCGCGTTCCCGGACGATTCCGGCGGGAAGAATTCCATCCAGGCGCTGGCCAGCACGGTGAGCTACCTTGAACGGTACACGGTTCTGGCGCTCACAGGCCTGGCCACCAACGACATGGACGATGACGGGAAGGCGTCCGATATCGAGTACGTCACCGATGAACAGGCAGCGACGATCAAGGCCGGTCTTGAGGCGAAAGCGGTTGACCAGGTGAAGTTTTTGGATTACATTGGAGCGGAGTCCATCGAGAAGATCCTCTCCTCCAAGTTCAACACGGCGATGTCCAGCATCAAGGCCGCGAAAGGAGCGAAAAAATAATGGCAATCATCATCGATGAATACGAGCAACGGTCACCGGAGTGGTTTGCTGCGCGCCTGGGGAATCCAGGTGCCAGCAGCATCGACAAAATCATCACCACCAAGGGTGATATTTCCAAGCAGCGGGAGGATTACCTCTACACCCTGGCCGGAGAGCTTATCGCCGGGAAGGCGGAGGACACGTTTCAGTCACAGGCCATGCTGGCCGGTTCGGAGCGTGAGGAGTCTTCCAGAAAGCTGTTTCAAATGGTCCAGGGAGTCGAGGTCCGCAAGGTGGCGATCGTCTTCAAGGACGAATGGAAGCAGTACCACTGCAGCCCTGACGGCCTGGTGGGTGACAATGGCGTCCTGGAGCAGAAGAACCCCATGATCAAGACCCACGTCCGTTATCTCCTGGCCGGGAAGCTTCCGACAGATTACTTCGGCCAGTGCCAGATGTCCCTCTACGTCACTGAGCGGGAGATCTGCTACTTCATGTCCGCCTACGAAGGACTCCCGCCACTGATCATCGAGGTCTGGAGGGATGAGGCCTGGATCAAACTGATGGCCGATGCGCTGAATGACTTCTGCGTCGACCTGGCGCACGTCACAGAAAAACTGAGGAAGCTGCAATGACGGGTGACTGGTGGCCAAAGGCCCCAACACGCTGGGGAGTGGAACGGACCTTGTATGTGTCCGTTCCATTCACCTGGAACCTTCCGGACCTCCGGAAGGAGCTTATGCACGGTGACCTATATTATGATTCTGCCGTGGTCGGTGGACCGGCAGCACAACTCATGCCGGATTATCTGTCCGGGATCCCCGGCGTGAGCATCGGAACTGAGTACCCTGGAGTTCTCCAGAAGATCAATTCACGCGCCACCAAGACCACGTCAGGATGCATACGCGGGTGCAAGTTTTGTGCTGTCCCTCGCGTTGAGGGACGGTTCCAGGAGCTTTCCGATTGGCCAAACCTACCCGTCATAACCGATAACAACCCCCTGGCCGCGTCAAGGGAACACTTCGACGTGATGATAGATCGCCTGGCGCTCCTTGGAGTTGCAATTTTCAGCCAGGGACTCGACACCAGGATCCTCGATGAGTATCACGCCCGGCGGATCCGGGAGATAAAAAACCCCATGGTCTACCTGGCGCTCGACTCGATGTCCTATGCTGACGATTGGGTGCGCGCCGTCCAGACGCTACGCAAGGCCAAGATCCCCGTCAAAAAGATACGCTCCTATGCCATGATCGGGTTCGAAGATAATCCAGATCACACTCCCCAGGAGGCCTGGGCGCGTTGCGAGTTCATCCGTTCACATAGCATCGACCCGCTTCCAATGTGGTATCATCGCCTCGATGCGCTGCAGCACAACATCGTAACACCAGGCCAAGAGGCGCTTGGATGGACCGATCTCAAGCGAAGGGAACTGATGCAATATTATTACTTTCACAAAAGAGCGAAGGGAGTACCAGATGATCACTCCAGTGTTCAAGGGAAAGACTGAATCCGGGAACCTCAAGGCGGATATCTCTTTTTATAAATATCTTCACAGTCTTGGGGACTGTAATGTCGACATAAAAGTATCCAAAGAAGTCAAGCACCGGTCCATGCCGCAGAATCGCTACTATCGTGGAGTGGTGGTGCCGTACTTCGCGGAGTTCACCGGATATGACAACGAAGAGGCGCACGATGCCCTCCGGCAGCGGTTCCTCTCCACGGTCGATAGTCATGGCCTTATGAAGATCAGAAGCACCACAGAGCTTTCTACCGTGGAATTTGAGGACTACATGGCGAAGTGCCGACGCCTTGGAGATGAGCTTGGGTTTTACATACCGGCACCACATGAGGTGGTATTGTAGGAGGTGTGAGATGCAGAGATATAGATTTAACGAATACTACTCAAGGGAAGAGGAAGACGATAATGGTGATTACGTCCTCTACTCCGACGCCCAGGCCATCGAGGATGAGAGGGACAGGTTACGAGCAATGACTGCCTGCACGATGGGAGTTGGAAACGGTGACGGAAAGTTATTCGTTCATGGTGATTACGAGTCTATTAAGGCAGCGCAGGAGATTATACTTGAGAGGGTCAGGTTGAAGGCCGAACTTGCCGAGCGGGAGAAGGAGATTGATAGGTTGCGTGATTTACTGCAATCTGCATTACCAAAGCTACCTTGCGAAATTAACGAGGATAGCCACCTAATTTCCGCAATAGGGGCCGCACTGGTCGGGAAGGAGAAGGAAGATGGATAACGACTTGGTGAGAATAGATGTGATTGTTAGGCTTCCATGGGCTAAAGAGGAAAAGCGTTATCGTTATGACATAGGGAGAAGACAGGCGGAAGATGCCCTTATACCATTGCCCAAAGATAGAGAAATTGATCATGTTTCTCTCTTTGAAGCACAGCGACAAGACAGGCGCAGAGAGGACTTAATAAAAATGGTTTCTCATCAAATAGCTTTTGCTTTGATGAACGCTTGTGAGTCTGAGGATACAGTAAATGGGTATAGGATGAAACCATGAACCCACTTAACTACGCCACCCTTGAAGCAAGCAAGCGTCTTGTCGATGCAGGGATTGTGTTGGATACGGAGTTCTATTGGAGACAAAACAGAATAGATCAAACGTGGAAACTTGTTGATTATTATCACCCTGATACAGACGTTAAGTATATCCCCGCTCCTTTAATGGCCGAAGTGTGGAGGGAGTTGCCGGATCAGGAACATACAGTTCGATATGGAGCTTACCTAGAAATGTCTAAGATAGTAGGGATAGACATTGGAGAGCAAACGTATGTGGCCTATATGAGAGATGGAATAGCATCTTGCGATTATGCAAATGACAACCCCACCGACGCCCTGATTGATCTTCTGATCTGGGTGAGAAAGGAGCAGCCATGAAGTTTAACTTAGAGTTCGTACTTGGTATTGCGTACATCGTGTTTATGCTCGGAACAACTGTACAGTTCATCGGACAGCCTACATCATGCTCAACCTTTAGTTGGACAACAGTTCCATCTATGTTCGGAGCTATAGCAACGCCTTTTGTTCTTGGCTATCTTGCAGGGAGGAATCCATGAACGCCAACCTTCAGAATATGTGGGAATGGGAGCATAAGTGTGATTCATGCTTGAACGAGTTTCCGACGTGCTCACCTGAAAAGATAGTGTGGGGAATAGATAAAGACCCTGCAACAGCTTTTACAAAGGACTCAGACAGGGTGCTTAAGTGTAGTTCGTATCTAAACAGGCTACCTGATTTACCGGAAGGAGTTAAAAGATGAACGCCAACCTTAAAGAATACATCCGCCTGTGCAAGCTGTGTCAAAAGGAGATTAGGGAGGGGATAGGAGAGTGGAGCCATGGTGATATGTATCACTGCCCACGCGACAATCGAGACTACTGCAAAATCAAGATAGTTGAAGAAGGTTATTTTGATTCCGAGATGTACGACCAAGAACACAAATTAGGAGCGTGGGTAAAGCCTGAACCATGTTGCCCTGATGTCGCTATCCGCCTCCCCCAAGTCCACGACCTTCACGACGCAAAGAGAGGACTGTGGGGAATGGTGGATTGGAGTAAGGTGGAATGTTTCACAGGTTACAATGGCGAAATCACCATAGCCAAACGTGGATCGTGTGAGCATATTTCCCATCAGTTGCCACCCGAACTCGCCCTCCTCAAATGTCTAATTCACCAGTGGGGATTGGAGGATAGGGGATGACAATAATCTGTGGTTACTGCGGAAAGCCTTTGCGCTTCTGGCAACGTCACTTCTGGGGTATTCACGTTAAGTGTTTTGACGCCTTCAATTTACTATGTAAAAATATGATTAAAATTAAGGAGTCTACAAATGAACCTGACTGACGATGAGAAACGCTACATCACGGAGAAGGTGCTTGGGGAGTGCTGGCATGAATCTTTTGTAAATGAGTGCAATCAATGTAAGAACTGTAACGTATGGAAAAAGAGATTTGCTGAATGGAACCGCACCTTCACCACCCACCAAGACCTTGCAGAAGTGTATGGCAAGCTGGTGGAGAGTGGGGAGTGGGAGGAGTTTCAGTTATTCCTTGCGAAAAAGTTTAATTCTTGGAGAATGGATAGCGGATTAACCGCATGGCTCTTCTGCCTCTCCTCTCCCTCCGAAATAGAGGGGATGATGGTCAGGGTAGCGGAGTGGTGGGAACAGCAGAAGGAGGGGGAGTGAGCATGAACGAAGTAGGAATGGTGCAAACAAGGACCGGTCTGAAGCTTTTCCACTCGTTTCCTCCAGGGGAGAAGATATTCGGGATCGTAAACTACCGGGACGTCATTATCATCGCCACCAGCGAGGGACTGTACAGGATTGCTGACGCCGATGACGAAGTGGCAATGACTGTGCAGAAGATCGAGATCCTTTCCATATGAGCGCCAAGGACGATTGCTATAAGCTCATCCAGCAGATCGTGGTGAAGCGGGACGTCTTCTGTAAATACCCGTCCTGCTTCTCACGATCGTCTTCTGGCCATCATCTATTCAAGCGCGACCGATTGGCCACCGCGTTCCTTCCGGAGGCCGTCATCGGCCTGTGCGTCGATCACCACGTCCCACAGTACGTCGACGATACCGCCTTCATCGATTACCTGGTGGCCATGATGGGTGAGCGGTATTATGAACTGCAGCGGTTATCGTACACCATTGTCAAGCACTTCGATTTCAAGGAGTGCAGGAACAGTCTTCGGTTAATGTTGGTTGGCAGAAAAGCCGTCTGAAACTGCCGGGGCTATATGTTGTGGATGGTCGGGAGTTCTGATAGGGGCTCCCGGCCATTTTAATGTGCGGGAGGAATGATGAAAGCAGAATGCAACGGATGCGCCTGGAAGGACTCGATGGTCTGCCAGCACTGTCCCCATACCGGGTCAGTACCCGTACCACGCGCCGGGCTCAAACCGAAGACCCATGCCAATAAGTACAAGCAGATGATCGATCTCATCTTCCTGTCGCAGAAGCTGGACGTCGAGAAGGAGTATCAGTTCGACAAGAAGCGGAAGTGGAGGTTTGATTGGGCGATCCCGGCCATGAAGATCGCCATCGAGTATGAGGGGCTCAACTTCACGTCCGGATCCGCCAGTGGTCACCAGACCATCAAGGGTGTCGCTGCCGGAAATGAGAAGTACTCCGAAGCGTCGATCGCAGGGTGGTGTCTTGTCCTGGTCAACGCCATCAGCGTCGAGTCAGGTCTTGCCCATGATCTGATCCGCCGGGCTGTCGATTCCCGGCGGATCATGTTTCATCAATTACCAGGCGTCAGAGTCCACAGGATTGTCTCAGAGGACATCTGATCACTTCCCGCTTGCCTTATCGGCCTCCGCGATGATCTCTTCGCTGGGACGCAATTTGGCGGCATCCAGCCTCTTCAGTTCCTCGTCGATCGACTCCGGAGCGGTGGTGTTCAGAACCCTGTTCGCCTTCAAGGCGATATCCAGCCCGATGGAAAGCAGCTGGGCCGCGTTTGCGATAGTGATAATGGTTGCGGGATCCATCACTTCACCCCCTTAATCAGACCGATGTCTGTGGCCAGCGCGACGAACCTTCCGGAAAGCGCCAGGACGGCCTCCATGGACTTCTGAGACTTGGCCTGGTTGTCTACCGTGTTGAACGTGATCATCGCCTTCCTGGCGTCAATGGCGATATCCTGGGCCTGTTTCAGCTGGTCATAGACCTTCTTCACCTGGTCGAACTGAGCAGCGGTTATCTGAGCCCGGTTCTGTGCCATCCTCGCCTCATAGAGGAGAGTCTCCGCCGTCACCTTCCCAAGTTCGTACTGCTTCACCGGCTGTGGACCAGCACAAGCCATGAACATTATCACTGCCATGATCATAAATATGGCAGCATACCCCTGTATCTTTCTCATTCTGCACCACCTTCCTTTTTGTTTGTTGCATCCAGCCGCTTCTCTGCCGCCTCCGTTTTGTCAGCGGACCCCTTTGACGTCCCCCAATTATAGGTCAGGAGAGTCCCAAGGACAGTCCCTAGGATAAACCCCAAGACCGTCTTGCTGTGATCGAGTCCTGTTTGAGCGAGTGGCAAGAATGTTATGCTGAATATGTAGACGAACGCCACCATCATAATTGCCGCTTGCATCGCGTATAGCACCTTTTTTTCTAGATTCACGGTGTCCTCCTATTTTTTTTTTATTTCTTTCAGCAGCGAATCAAAGTGTAGATCAGAAGTTTTCTTTATCTCTTCCTGCCCGTTCTTTATGAACTCCAGGTCTTTTTTTATCTCTGCAATGGCAATGGTATTTTTTTGTATCTGTTCATAATTATTCTTTGCCGCCGTGTCTCTTGCGTCCTGTCCAGATGAGTGAACGGTGATGCTAAGAATAATTACGGTGGTGACAATGCTCACCATGATCCCGGCAAACTTCCATAGGGATGCGACGTCGATGCACCTCCCTATCTTCGCCAGGATCTCCTCGCGGCATGACGTCGCGCAGGGCAAGCCGTCATCGTGGTGGTTACGGACCATTGCGGTATCCTCCTTATGTATAGAATTTGTGGTGGCCGATTTCTGCAACAAAGGTTTTCTCCTTTTCCCATACGGGTTGGCACACCGCTGGGTTAAAGTAATCAAGTGCCTTTGGATACCGCTCAATGGATCCAGATATCAATCCCTGTGATATCTCCATGCACTCCTGCAGTGTCTTGTTTTTGCCTATCTCGTCCCTCCATGTATCGGTGATTTTTTTCAGCATGGTCCGGTTTGGATCCGCCGGGTTGTAGCAGCTGAACTGCATGGGCCACAGGCAAACCTCATGGATGGTGTCACCGTCCCACGTTCGATGGTCTACCCGCTCCAGGATGACAGACCCGACGGCGATTTTTCCCTCGAGGGATTCTCCCCTGGCCTCCGCATAGATGGTCAGCGCGAGGATCTGATCGTCGGAAAGGTTCCCGAAGTCTCTCCTGTTCGCGTCATAAATGTCCTGTAGGTACTTTTTCATGTCACCTCGCAGTCACGGTCATCCGGTAATTATTGGCGATCCTCCTAAATGACTACAGTTTCAGTTCGCCAACTCTCGCCAATAACCATCATAAAGCATAACTTGCAGCGAGTCTCCAGCTTGCATGTTCTTGTCTGCGCCACCAGCAAGCCAGAACGAACCCGTCCCATAGTGGCCGATCGTGGTATTCCCGTCGCCGAAGTAAAGACGAACGACCTGCCCTTCCTCGCCATCATCCAGGTTCGTAACAGTCTTCGCAGAGCCATTAGTGATAACCATATAATTTTTACCGTAGACGGATGGGGTCAGATCTCCGGCGGCATAGAACCCCTTCCTCCCGCCAGTACCCGTCTCGTAGACCAAGTACTTGTTCGCCACTACCGCGTCATTCTCATAATCCTTGACATCACCGAAGGTGTTGCGCGTTGCGGTGACGTGAGAGTCAAGGGTGTCAACCTCGGACGAAAACTGGAACCCATAGACAGCGGAGAGATCGCCGCCCGTGCCGAAGACGGCATTCCCGGATGCGGTGACATAGTCCAGATCTGTGGCGGCATCCATGGTGTTAGACCCGATACCGAAGGCGTAGGCGGCGCTCGCCACCCCCGTCAAAACGATCGTGTTATTTGAGAGGTCGATCTGACGCCCGTTGAAGACGCGGATCTCGTACCCGCCAACGGATGCCCGGTTTGTCGTGATGAAGTTCCCCCTGATGTCCACCCGCTCGGTCCAGTAGGCGGTCGGCCCGGTGTTGGGATCTCCGATGCCGATCCCCGGGATGTCGTTTTTCCGGCCGATGAGCTGGTTATTGACGACGGAGATGTTCTGGGCGCTTGTCGTCGTGCTCTCTTCCTGCTGGACGTGGATGCCGCCGTCGAAGAAATCGACCAGCGTGTTGTTGTCGCACCGAATCCCGGAGCTCCTGGCGATGGCGATGGCTGGGAGATATGCGCCCGTCGCCACGCCCTTCCGGTGGTTCGTGATCACGTTACCGGATATTACGTTATTAACATTATCCCCCGATCCTTGGTAGATAGAGTGCCGTTGACAGTTGTCAATACTGTTCCGCATGACTTTCGTATGCGTGGCCTTGGCAAGATGAATTCCGTATCCTTTCCCGGCAGTCGTTCCTAGGATGTTTGTCAACTCATTATCGTAAATGCTGAACTTTGTTGCAGATCCACCTATATGAGCGTTTGCAGAAATTCCCACATTAAAGTTTGTAATTTTGAGGTTGCGAACCGTGATATTGGAAAGCGTCTGCCCGGAATCCGACCCAACGGCAGTCTGGTTGTACGTCGCGTCGCCTTCGCCAATAAGTGAAAGCTCTTCGATGGTCACGTTGTCCATAGTGCCGACAAGACCAAAAGCATATACGGCCGTTGCCGATCCGGTAACAAGAGAGATTGACCCTTTGCCAGTAATAAGCAAGTCCGATTTATTCGTAGGGGAAACGTCTCCCGTTATTTTGTAAGCGTTATCGAGCACAACTTTACCGTACCGTGACGCAGATACGATCGCGGCCCTGATTGCGGCGGTCATGTCCGTGGTCCCTGGGGTAGTGTTTGTTGCAAACCATTCGGGATACACTTCCTTAACCGCTCCCACGCCAAACATAACCCGCCCGGTTCCAATGCAAGAAAACACCTGATGCAAACCGGCATCAAGGGGGCCGTTGATGGACAGGGTGACGCCGGTGGCGACACTGATCACGGCTCCCGCTGGCATCTTCATGGTGACGTTGGCGGGGATGGTCAGGTCAGCATCCCCGGCCGCAATCACCCACGTTCCGGGTCGTAAAAGTAGAGTCGCCTTGTTCGTAGTCCCGATGGCCGTCAGAGCCGCGTTGATCGTGGCGGAGGTATAAGAGGTACCAGAGCCGTAGGAGATAATGGCGTCAACTTCATATTGTGTCGCCGTGGTAACGACAGGGACCGCTTTATTTTCAAGTCCCGTGGCACCCGCATTCCAGCCGATATAGTTATTAGCCGTGGGATTCGGCAGGGCGATATCGGTGATCGTAGACGTCGTTGGCAGTTTTGGGGATCGACCGATCTGCTCTTTCTGCTGCTGCAGGAGGAGAGTCGCTTTATCAAGCGCCGTTTCCAGCGATTCTGCCGAAAACGCTTCACCGTCAACATAGTCTGTCAGCTGGGTTATCGGCACGTTCCGGAGAATCGTCAGTGAGTACCCGGAGGCGCACTTGCTGCCAGCGGTGAGTACGACATTCCCGCTGGATCCGCCAGCGCCGGTCACCGTATAGTCGGTCGTGTATGCCAGGGTCGTTTCTGTCGACCCGGTCCTCTTTACCACCAGGAGGTCGCTCGTTGCCAGAACCTTGAACGGGTAGGCATAGGTCGTTGCCGTCCCGTTGCAAGTGTATGTCACTTTCGTTGTTTCTGTCGACACCGTTGCCAGCGCCGGAGCAGCCAGCATAAAAAAGGCCACCAGGATCCCAAGTATTCTCTTCACAATCCACCTCCTATTTTTTGAACATTGCACCTTCCAGGATGTCGAACGCCTGTGCTGTTCCAGGGATCCCGTAGGTTATCGTCAATCCTGCCTCTGCCGCCTTCATCGCGGCCTTCGCCTTCGCCTTCGGATCCTTATCGCTTGCAAGCTCCATGGACCGCTTCACAAGCTCCTCTCCTACCCTCATTGTCGGAGGAACGGGAGACACTCCCATCTGTGCCGCATTGATGAAATTGCCCAGGACGGGCATTGTTGATAGGAGGTTCATAAGCCCAAGGAAGAACATACCGTGTTTTTTCTCCTTCATCTTGCGCTGCAGGGTCATTTCGGTGAGGAGTTTTCTTGCCTCATCCTCCGCATTCCCGGCCAGCATGAGTATACCCAAAGACGCCAGTGTAAGCAACTTAATTCCAACGCCTTCGCTATTCACAAGTCCGCTCATCACCAGGTCGTGGACGATCATTCCCCATCGGTTCATAATGAACGTCCCGAAGGTAAACCAGGTGCGCGCAGCCTCGCCGCTGGCCAGTATATGAGGTCGCTGATTGGTGGATGAATTTCCGCTTACCAGGTTCATAATGAATTCAGCTTCGGTAATGGGATCCGCCACACCCTGCTCCTTCATCACCCTCTCGACGGCTTGCTGGACACCGGCTGCGGTATTGATGTCCGCCCGGCTTATCAGCGAGAATCCGATCCTGGTTGCCTTGTCCATGATGCTGGAGCCCTGTGCCGTGGCAAGCTCCTCCTCCAGGGCAAGCTCTCCACCCTTCCTCATCTGGAGTTCTTTCGATGTTTCGATGTACTTCTTCGCTGCACCCGGGACCAGGAAGTTCTTCGTCACCTCACCCAGGATCATTGCCGCCGCGACCGGTCCCCATTTGCTATTCGCATATGCCATCGCATCGAAGACCGCGAACGGTTGCATGATGATCGTCGAAAGCTTGAAGAGCAGGACCGACCGGTTCAAGTTATGCCGGATGGTCCCCAGCGCCGTGGCGATCGCGGAGGACTTTGCCGAATTCGACCAGCCCCTCCTGGCCATGATGTCCAGATGATCACGCCACCAGGACTTAGCCATCTCTCCGCCAGCCTCTCCGTACTCATCGGTAAGGACCAGCTGGCTGATGTCGTTGATCTTCGGCTGGAGGTGCATGAACCAAAGCTGTTCATCGAGCGCCTCACTGAAGATCGTGATCAGATCCACTCGCGGGAGCTTCTTGACGCCTTGCTTCCTGGCGTTGCTGAACCCGTCGAAGGTATGCGTCGTGCGGTATCCACCCATCACCGTCGAGTCCGGGATCAGCTGTTCTTCCTTCTCATACTTCAAGGGAAGGTAGTACGTTTCGATCTCCGGGAAGATGTCCTGGTTTATCTCTTCCCAGGTTGCCGACAGGACGTCTTTCTGCGCGTTGATGTACTTCTTTATGGTACCGACGATCGCCTCTTCCTGGGCCGTCAGCGTCGGGATCCCGGCCAATTTATAGTGATCGATCAATCTCGCTGCTGCCGACCTGGCTCCCTCGCGCTGCCGCATGACAACCATCATCCGGACTTCCATCTCCGGAGTGATCTCCTGGACGCCCATGTCGCGCAGTTCGGCCAGGAATGCGATCTTCTTCTGGACCGCCGTCCATGTGGCCAGTGTTTCAGCTTCTCCAAGCTCTTTGATCAGCCTGGCATTGTTCTTTTTGTAGTTGGCGAACCCGTCGAGCATATCCGCCACCCTGGTCGTATGAAGGGTCTGGACGTATGCCGACTTCAATCCGATCCGGAGCTTCTCCCTGCCGGTCTTGTCCGCGAGGTCCGCCACCGATGGATCGATATTGTGGGTGTCGGCGATCAGTGCGGTGAGAGCCTTCTGCCGCTCCCTTTCATGGTATTTGTACTTGAGGTCCGCCTTCAACCGTCCAAGCGCTTGGAGGTGCTTCAGCGTGTTCGCCAAGCTGACCAGGTCCGATGTCGATAGCTCCTTCAGTGGTGTCTTGCCCAGGCGCTCCAGTTCGGCCAGGTACTTCCCGGAGATCCCCAGCGGAACTCCATTGGCGTCCAGGAAGGCCTTCAGCGATCGTAGTTCCTGCATCTTCTGCTCTGTCGGCTTCTTGAAATCGAACTGAGCCAGGAGCGCATTGATCTGCTTCTTATAGTCCACGGCGATGTTCCCGGTCTTGTCGGCGATCTTGCTGATGTCCTTCAGCGCCTGGTTCCTCTCCGCCTCTTTTGCCTGACTGAGCGCCTCCGCCTCCCGGACCATGTCGCGGATCCCGGCTAGGTCTTCGATCGTCAGATCTCTGATAGGTGTCTTCGAAAGCCTCTCCATCTTCGCCACAGTCTCCTCCGGAGGAGTGAACTGCGGATTGGCGGAGTAGATGTTCTGCAGTGTCTCGTAGGTGATGCGCTTGTCGCTGCTCATCGCCTGGAAGTCGATCGAGTCCAGGAGCGGCTTGATTGCCGACTGAGCTTCCGGCTGCAGGGATTTGAGCGCCCGGCGTACCTTGTTTATGTCATTGATAATTCCCTGCGCTTCAGCCCTGGCCGCGTCCCGTTCCTTGCGCTGCGCCAGGAGATCCTTCATATCCTGTTTGGCCTGGGCCAGCTTCTCCGCCGCCTTGGCCTTCTCTGCTTCGGTTCCTTCTTTAAGCCCGGCTTTATAGGCCTCCTGGGCTGCTCTCGCAGATCTCCGCAGCACCTCGCGGAATGCCACGTCGGTACGGACCACGTCGGATACTTTGGTCAATCCGGTCGCCTTGTGGATGGCGGACTTGATGCGGATGGACCTCTGGGGAACTCCTCCCAGATAGCGCTCGATGGACGACATGACTTTGTCTCTTGCGGTGTCCATATCACCCCGACCAGAGTGCTTGTAGTCGTATTCCTGTTCCTTTCTGAATTTGGCTATAGCTTTCTGTAGCTTATACTCCTCCCCGGTGTCCTCGCCGTTCTTGGCATTTTCGATCAGGATATCTTCTGTACCATCGACGACATCTTCGATGGTTAGGTTTTCTTCACCATTCTCGTATTTGCCGACCAAATCTTTTATCCCGCCCGCTGTTTCTAGGCCGGTCTGCGTGACAGCGAGGATCGATTTTACATCTTCCTCGTCCAGGATCCTGTTCACTTTGATAGATCCCGCGATCATCCATTCGCCACCCTGGTTCGCCGGTCGCTTGAAGCGGTAATATCCACCCTCCGGAGTCATACCCTGGATGTCTTTTGTCGGCTGCTGGTTTGCAATGTCCTGCCAGTTTACGTCCGCCGGGATCTCGACCTCCGCCCATACGCGACCGGACTGCATGGTCCCGTCCTTTTTCATCAAATGGTCTGCCATCGGAAGCGTTCCGACGTGCCATCCTGGGCGCTGCGCGAACCCGGGTGTCGGTCGATACTCTGCCTGGATCCATTCTCCCACCGGAGTCGGGACGTCTTTCCCGATAAACAACGGGAAGATCTCGCCAGGCCGGTTTTTGAGAGTCCGGAAAAGCTTATACGCCTTGATCGTCTTCTTCGGAGGTTCAACTCGCACTGAATAGTTTGCAGGAGCGTCCGGAGCGCCTTCCAGAGGTTGTCTTATCCTGTTTCTGCGGAAGAGGACGGTCTTATATGCGTCCTCTGCAGCTGCATATATTTCATCGTCGGGAGCCTCGATAGACTTCCTGGCCCCCATCGACACCAGGACATCCCGAAAGTTCGCAATGGCGTCTTCTCTGGTGTATCCCCTACCCCTGTCAAGGACCATTGTCGCGTATGAGTACGCCAGGTTTTCCTCAATTCCAACCTCATATTCAAAGGTTTCCTCATAATCGGAATTGTCTCCCTCAAGCTCTGCCACCATCCCCTCCAGTTGGTCCTTCATTTCCGCCAACTGAGCATCGAGTTCTTCCGCTTTCGGGTCATTGTTTTCGAAGGCGGCATCGACCTCCTTCTCCATCTTTGCATATTGTTCTGCAAGTCTTTCCACCCGGATTGAGCGGAGTATGTTCGGATCTGCGGGATCGTAGGTGCCACGGTTGTTCACCGACTTGATCTGGGCGGGGGAGAAGGCGATGTAGGAGTCCGTTTCTCCGCCCCCGTCCTCAAATTCGTTTTTGTACACAACCCCATCATATCCCGCTCGCTGGATAACCTCTCGGATAGCACGATCAGATGCACTTAGCGGCAGACTAGAACCTATCGCGTCGTTGACCATCCGAGCGATGTCCTCGCCTTGCCAAGCTCCTAGGTCAGACAGACGCAAAGGATTCTTGACTGCCAAGTACACCGGGATGGTACGGGCGTTCCCCCCTCGGTCATTAAAAGCGTTTCTATCGTGAATTTCTTCCGTCGCGTCGCGAGTACCAAAATGAAACCCAAGTTGCCCCCGGGTGTATGCGTTAGAAAATTCAGAAAAATCGTTACTGGTTGCATGATACACCACCAGCGGCTTCCCGTTCTCATCCACCACCTTGGAATCTCCAAACCACGCCTTGAATTCTGGA